ATCGTGCTCATGTCAGACCACCGTCCAAGTGGCACCGGAACTAACCGTCACTGTAACTCCACTGGCAATGCTTATTGGCCCTGCTGACATTGCGTTTAACGTTCCAGCCAACGTGAAATCTGTGGTGACCGATTGGCCATTGGTGGTAAAAATTTGGTCAGTGCCGCCGCCAGTTGCACCCGCGCCAAGCTGTCCCCACGCTGAACCCGAATAACCCTCATACCGCGACAACGTTGAGTTGTAACGGATCATCCCGTTATTAGGGCTACCCGGACGCTGAGCTGTTGTGCCGACCGGGATGTCAACCGTCCCATTGCCGGACATCAGGATGTCGCCGCCAAACGTGGCAGTCCCTGTGAACGTTGGTGATGCGGCAAGGGCTAAGCCAAGGTTTGCCGTCCCAATACCACCAACCGCGCTTACGTTTATATACGCCGAGTTGGCTGCGTTCCTAATTTTTAAAGTGCTGTCGCCCTTGTCTACGTACCACTGGTTAGCAAATGTGGTCGCTGGGTCGGTTGAATTGCTGTTATTAGTCGCAATCGCAGACAGCGCGTTGTTGAGGTCGCCACGGAAGCTGGCTCCGCTCTGGTCTGCTAGGGAATAGTCATGAGTTGCCACAAGGCCCTAGCGCAGTGCTGCCGACAGTTTACGACTTACCAAAGCCTGTCGCCATGTAGTTGAAATTGCGATCGACAATCGTGCTGCTGCTGTTTTTAAACGTCACTGTGAATCCAGTTCGAGAAATGCTGCTCAACTCAAAAAAGTCGCCCGTGGCCATATTTTGCGGTGTGATGCCAATTGTAGGCAATGCGCTATTTGCTCCGCCCAAGCTGCTAGTTCCAGTGAAAAACGCATTTGTAAACGTCACAGCTTTGGCCGACGTTCCGCTAGCAATTGCTGAGGTGCTCTGCTCTGTGCGCTGCTGCATCTGCGCTTTGTAGCCAAGCTCATCAACAAGGATGTTTTGAGCCGCATTAGATGATGTCAAAACAGCCTTAAATTGAAAAGCACGAGCCTTTAAAACACCGTTTGCTAGCGGCTGCCAGGCGCTGTATGTCGGAGAACCAGACGGGTTGTCGTTGGTCTTTCGCACGTACAGCTCTGCGTTGACCTGATCAACAACACCGCCATCAATATCCAACCAAGTATCGATCAACGCTGTTCGACTGTCCCAGGTATCGGTTGGATAAATGCCGCGAGCTACTAGCCGACGTTCTAGATCCAAGCTGTAAACGGCCTCAAGGTCCAACGTGTCGGCGAAAGCATATTCACCAGTGCCTGCAGTCAAACCATCGCTGTCGAGAATCAAAGCGTCATAGGTCGAGTCGTAAGTCGTGTCGGTTTTGCTGCCGCTAAATGGCGTTGATAGCTGATCTTCGCGCTGTGTTTTGACGCCAAAAAATGTCTGTGCAACTGGTTGATCAACAACGATGCTGGCTTCTGTTGCGCTTTTGCGGAGGCCGTCATCCTCAAACTTAACCAAATACTCCCCCTCTAAAAGAGGGACTGTCGCTTCTGTAGCGCCACCTGCAATGGCTGCAATTAAATCAGTGCTATTGCTCCACGTAGCACTGCCATCAGTCAAATTGCTGTGTCGAATATGCACCTTGCCGCTGACCTTTACGTCGAGATCGACGGTTTCATCCCAGCGCAGTCGTGCGCTGTTGTAATTCAAAGGCTCCAGGGTCAGGTTCTGAACATTGCCTGGAATTGCTGTTTTGCCTGCAAGCGTGAATGTCTGAGAGGTCGTAGGCCCAGTTTTTCCCACGTAACTGCGCGGCGTGACTTGTACTTCTAAAGACCCAGCCTTTAAGCCTTTTACTTGCGTTGACTGCGCCTCAGTTTCAATTTTTTCAAAATTATTGTCATTCAAACGATAACGAACAATGAAATCTGTGACGTTGGCAACGGGACTTGACCAACTGATATCAACGCCTGTTCTGACTGTCCCACCTTCTTTATATAGAAACTCAGCTGCCGACAAATTAGTTGCAGCGGTTGGCGTTGCAGTAATGTTTGTAATATCGCGCTGAGTCAGGTTTAAGTTTTGCTCGACCGCATCATAAATACTTTCGTTGTATTTAATAGCAGTAACGCCAAAAATCCCGTCTTCGTTTTCTGAGACACTAATGACTCGAAACTGTTGCGATTGTATGTCTGTTGTTTGAATTAACCAAGGGGCAAAGGTTGCCGGAGCCTGACTAAACGCAGCGCTGACATTAACTGCCGTTCCATTAATCGTGCCGATATCCCGTGTTTCAATTAGGCCATTAGGCAGAACAACTGAAATAGTTGGGCTGTTGCCCATGTTAACTGAAAGCTCAGTGCTGCTGTCAATCGTTATCTGGGTTGTTGTGGCTGAAGAAACGCGCCCGTTTCTTCTCGTCCCACCTCGCACAGGGTCCGCAATATCCACCACCATCCCTGGCCTGACGACAATGCCTGAATCAATACCAATGGCAAAATCACACGTCTCGTACAAATCTTGTTCGCTTAGCAGCGTCCATTTGCCAAGCCTGTTGGCTTGGCCTTGTGAATAACATCCAACTGCTTTGATGTCCTTGTTGTTGACGCCGTACTTAGCAACAGCATCAGCATTTTCAACGTACTCAAACGACACCTCGCCAAGCTCGTCGTAGTTTTGGTATGCAACAGTGGCGCAAGTGTGGCGGCTGCGAATTGATGACCCGGAATATGAGAACATCCCATCAATTACATTTGCAGGACCAAGCGTGTACTGAGCGTCAGAAGGTTTGTCCTGCAGCAGAACCAACGAGCCAGCGCCGTAATAAGAGATGCCTCTAAAGATGCTGCTCATCTCTTGGATGACGTTGTAAACCTCTTTACGCTGGTTGATCAGCAAGTTGCAACTAAAACGCGGCTCCTGTCCACCTTTGCCGTCATCGACAAGTGTGTTGCAAAATTGAGAAACAGAAAAGAAGTCATAGCGATCCAACGATGATTCAGGAACGGAACACCCATACCTTTCATTCGTAAGCAAATCCCAAAGGCACCAGGCAGGATCTGAAGTAAAGTGAGTGCCTGATTTAAATTCACCATTCCAGATTCCCGAATAAGTAATCCTTCCAATATGCGTCGTTGTATCTACCGTCGCATTACTTGGGATTTTGACCTTAATGCCACGAATTAAATACTTGCGTTCGGGAATATTATTGAACGCGCTTGAATCAAAACGCAACCCAACTATTGCGCTGTTTGGGTAAGCCAGTTTGGCGTCAACAATTGAGGTAAAGCTCTGCCAGTTAGTCACGTTCTGCAGTCTTGACGATGAGCTATCAGCTGTGTTGCGTACTAACTTGATGTCTACAGGAAATGCGCCGGTAAGCGTTAATAGATAATCTCGCTGATAGGCACCGCTGGCTTTGCCTGAAATGATGTCAGTTTTAACGGTGTTAAAGCCACCGCCGTTGTACTGAACTTGAATGCTTATGCTAACGCTTGTGCCGACAATATCTCCATCGTTTTCAATATTTTGCAGAGCAGGAATTTGAATAGTTACGCGGACACGATCGACATTTGAATCAGCAATTTGCCGCGTAATTGGCGAGGAATTTGTAAAGTTTACGCCGACAGCCGTTTCGTTTTCTACGTTGGCAAAAACGCCAGGAATATAGGTCTGTGATTGTGTGCCATTTCGGGTGGCAATAGTAAACCCTGAGAAATTATCATTTCCTCCAAGGTCTTCGACCGGCGTTCCACCAAGAAAGATGCTTTTATTTCCATCGTCTAAGCCTTGAATTTCTCCTTCGCTTAGCAGATCAAGAACATTCGCAAACTGCTTCGATTGCAGCGAATCATCACTTTCAGTCGGAGTACCGCCGCCACCACCGCCAAATTTGCCGCCACCGCCGCTGCCGCTGCCGCCGCCAGCACCTGCAATGTACTTTGATTTAGTCATGGTCAGACTTGATCAACGTCAAGGCCAGCGGAAATGACTGCCGATCCAACAAACACTCGCCCATAAGCTATTGGGACGGGGACTCCTTGGCGAACTGTGTTGCCAACCCCGCTAAAACTGTTTGATTCCAACTTCGATGCTTCTCTTGGTGGCTTGGGAACAGGCGAAATCATTTCAGCAATACCGCCCAAAATCAAAGCCCCGCCAAACAAGCCAATTTTGGTGGCAAGTGTTCCAGCTATAGGCAAACCCCCTGGAATAAGCGTCAAAGCCACTAATGCAACACCTGCCAAAATGCTGCCAAAGCCCCGACCTGCACCAGTAAGCACAGGCGTGATGCTGAAAACATCTTGCTCACTCCACGGTGCAAACATGCCCGACATGTCGTCGTTGTGGACTTTTTGCTTGCCTACCGTGACGCGATAAGCAACGCCACGTTTTTCGCTGTCAATCAACCACCGCTCAAGTTGCGGGAAATTTGCAAGCAGAGCACGCATCGCTTGAGCAGGCGTGTCAGCGACAAACTCAAATTGAGTCTTGCCCAGCAGTTTGCGCAGTGCGCCGTAGACCTTAACGACTTTCATGCCTATGCCTCAAGGCGCAAGCTACGTTCTTCAAATAGTAGCCGCCTAGAACATCGCGACTAGATAGCCGCCCTTGGACGTGATGCAAGATCAACTGGTCGCCCAAGTAGATCGCCGCATGGTTTGCTACTGGCGAGACAAGATTCATCAGCAACGCATCGCCACGTTGCACCTCTGCAAGCGGTATTTGCCGGAAGCCTTCTTTTTCAAAGTTTTCTATGTAGAGATTTTCGCCATGCTCCCACCACTTGTTACGACGTGGATAATTACGCAGCTCAAGCCCTAATTCGCGCCTGTACCAATCACGGCACAGGCTGTAACAGTCCACCACACCGTGTGAAAACTCACGCCCCACATAGGGCAACTCAAACCCTTCGGGCTCGCAGTAACCCCAGTTCTCAGTATTTGGGTTCACGATGTGCCATGGGAGTCCGCTTTGCTCACACGCAACGCGATCGGCTGGCGATGGATTGTGATTTGTTGTCGGATGGCTGTGAATTACAGCAACGATTTCGCCTTTGTCCTCTACTGCTGCATAGTCAGCCGGGTCTAGGACAAAATGCTCATCCGGCGTATCAGCCAAGTTTTTGCAAGGGAAAAAACGACGCTTACCCTTGACTACAGCCACCAAGCCGCAGCACTCTTTGGGGCTCTCTGCTTTCGCATGAGCCATGATCAGGCTCATAATTGAAGGCGGCAGCATCATGAAAGCAGTCCTGCGCCAGGGAACGACCCAAACGGTAGTTCGCCATTTTCGCCAAAGCGTTTTTTACAACTACTAAGCCGCTTGCCGCACGCATCCTGCGCCAACGATCCAACGCTGTTGTCGTTTACATCAAAGAAGTTGCTGCCGGTGTAGCTGCACTCAGAGCTGCGATACTGCCACTGACAAATGTTTGCCACAACCTGACGATTTGGCAGTTCCTTATTTGACAAATCAAATTTGCTTGCAAGCTCGAAGCTCACGACATCTCGTGATTCTGAAGCTTTGCGGTCAACATAGTATTCTTCAATAGGAAAAGTTGCGTATGGATCAGCGGCTGACTCACCGTCAAGAAACTTTTTTAATGTTCTTATTCGCTTCACCTTGGCTCCGGTCAAGTCATTGCCTAATGTTACTTTGTTCACATCAATCAACAATGCTGTGATCACCCCAGCCAAATTTGAAACGGTTAATGTTGGCCGTGGAAGTTGGCCACCATTTGTAAACTCGAATCCTTCAGCTTTCACAGGTAAGCGCGTGTAGCTGTTGCTATTCCAAGTGATGTTGCCCGTAACATCTGCATTGACTCCCGCGTGCCATCGCAAAATGTCTGTGCTGCCGTGCAGCGTATTGTCGTAATGCAGCTCAAATAATTCAATTATTGCATCTGGCGATAACGCAGAAAGATCAGCATAGATTGAACTAATTGCTGTCCAGACAACGGTGTTGTCGGTCAGCGTGCTGCCAATATCTGTAGGCCAATCAGGCTCCGAACTACCTGACGTTCCGGCAGTCAAACACTCAAAAACTAAACCGCTGTTTTGTGATGTGGTGGCGCGTCTAACGTCACCAACAACAAAAGCGGTACTAGCGGCCCAAGCGGTGTAAGCCATTAAGGTTCGAATACCTCTATAAATGTTGCCTGAATTGTGGCGCGGTTCAAGTAAATAATTGACTTGCTCCAGCTTTCGCAAATAAATTTGGAGCTGCTACTTTCCCCTGGCGGGGTGAAATCAAAGCTCTCCATGTTGTTCGCGGCTCTCGCATCCAAGAACGTTTCGATTGTGTCAGCATCCGTTTCTGACACTTCAAACGTCAGGCTAAAAGTTTTGGGATTTTGATTCAGGCCAAACGTCAGTCTCTGACTAAATCCGTCTCCAAATTGTTGCCTCTTGAAGTTTGGGGCGCTGCTTTTTTGAATGCCATAAGTTGGCGTGATTGAAGGAAAAGTTGCCATCAGGTTGCGAGTAGACCGCCAGGACGTTTTTGCTTAATTAGCTCGGCTTGAACTGCACTGCCAAGCATCTTCCCAAGCTGTGACGCTTGGTCCCCTTGCCCCTCAACAGAAGAGCCAGAGGCATCAACGTTCACCACAATGCTCGTGGATCCGCCCATGGCATGGTTTGGAACAATACTGCCGCTACGGCTCGGAGTAAAAACTTCCGGCCCTCTTTCTCCGACCACATAAGAACGCCCAGCGTTTACAGGGCCGCCATCAGCCCTGAAAATGTCTGCGACTGCGCCAAGAATGCCACTGCCACTGCCACTGTCTTTGCCGCCAAAACTCCCAAGAGCAAATTTCATTAATTGGTTGCTGATGGTTTTTAAGACGCCGCTGGCTACTTCACCAAGTGTTTTGGTGCCGTCTACTGCGCCCATGATCGCGTCATGGACTCCGGTGCTAAGTGTATCGCCAATGCCTTTATAAATCTCATTTAATTTTTTTGCCTCCTTTTGTGCTTCCTTTTCAAGTTCAAGTTGCTTTTGCTTTTGTTCGGTAATGTCGAAATTGTTTTGCAGCTCATCTGTTAAAGCCTTAATTTTATCTTTGCTCAAAAGCTTGAATCTTTCTTCAATGTCTGCTTTAGCAAATTTAAGCTCTAACTGTTTTCGCTCTTGATCTGTAGCTGTTGCGTCAAGTTCATTTTTTCTCTTGAGACTTGCTAAAAGTGCTTTAGCAGCCTTTTGCTGTTTTTGCAACGGTGTTTCTTTCGCAGTCGTTGCTGTTGTTTTGCCTCCAGCTGCCACAAGGGCGCCGCCTGTTTGTTGTATTGCGTTGGCAGCTGATGCGGTTTCTGTTGATTTCTGTTTAACAGCTTGCGCTGTGAATGTCGTAGCAATTTTTTCCGGGACTGCCTGAACAATTTCTTTAACGCTGCTTACTGCAGTTGAAATCGCTCCTACAATATTCTTCGCTGATCTTGCCGCTTTACCTAAAAGCGAATCTTTAAGCCACTGAGGCAAGCTATTTTCAAACGAAGAAATAACATTGGAAAGATTTGTGAACAGCCCGCCAAAAAACTTCACAACATTAGTAACCGCTTCGCCTGCGTTACTGACAAAGCCACCAAAGAAATTGCTTGCAGCTTGTCCAATTTGGCCAAATATTCCAAAAACAAAATTTGCCCATTGACCGTAAAGGTCAAATAATTTTCTAATTGGGTTGCCTAAAGCTTTGTTTATGTTTATTCCTAAATTAACAACAACACCAATTAGTTTTGCAACAGTCTGGAAAAAGACCGAAACGAACGCAGTCACTCCTTTAGAAAGAGTGTTAAAAGCACCTAAAACTTTTTTCCATCCTTCTTCTAATTCAAAGGCAATGTTTACACCTTTTTTCAGAGGAGAAAAAGCATTTGCAATTTTTTTTGCGGCGTCAATAAGGCCTCGTAAAGGGGCCAAGTACAATTTCAAAGCAGCGCCAAAGGCCTCAACGGTCACTGCCGCCACCTGGAATGTGCCTTTAAGCAGCTCGCCCAGCTCTGAGCCACTGGCAAAGATATTTGTAAAAGCGTTTTGCAGTCGATTAAGGGCACCCTTAATTGTGTTACCTGCTTCAAAAGCAGATTTGGCGGCTTCGCCCTGAGAATTGCGTTGGTTCTCAACTAGCTGGTTCAGCTTGTCAAAGTCGTTTAATAACGGCTGCAAAACTGGGCCCGCTTCTGTGCCGAAGGCTTTAAGAATTGCGCCCGTATCAGCTCCCGAATCCTTAATTTTTTTCAAGGTGCCGACAAAACCATCAGCTGCAACCGAGTTGGCGTCAATATTGACCCCAAACTCCTTCAGCTTTTCTCCGACTCCACCAGACGCCAACTGGGCAAAGGCTGTCTTAAGTGCTGTGAATGTGACCTCTGCACCAGTACCTGTGCCAGTAATTTGGGCCACCGCTGCGTTGACCTCATCCAGGCCAATGCCCAGGGCCGCTGCAACGGGGGCAACCTTTGCGATGTTGGCCGCATATTGACCAATCACAATTTTGCCGTCGTTCTGCGTCTGGATGAACTGGTCAGTAATGCGCGAAGCTTCTTCTGCCCCCAGGCCATAGGAGTTAAGAACTGACGTTGTGGCATCTGCCACCGTGTTTAGATCAGAGAAGCCACCAGTGGCCGCAAGGCTCGAAGCCTTCAGCACCTGCGAGGCAGAGGCCGCATCATTGAAGCCAGCAGAAGCCACGTCGTAGGCCGCCGCAGTTAGTTCAACAACACTGGCCTGGCCCGATAGTTCACGGCTTACATCACTTAGGCGGCCCTTTAGTTCCTCACTGTTAACGCCAAGCGTGCGAACCTTTGCTTCCGCAAAGTCTTGCTCAGCCAACGTCGAAAAGGCAGAAGTAAGGACACCCGCCGCTGATGTCAGCAAAGCGATGGGCCCTAAGGCTGCTTTTAAAGCACCGCCTAAAGCCGCAACACCTGGGACCGCACCCTTTGCCGCTTTGCCAAAAAACGCAGACGCAACGCCTGCACCCTTTGCAGACTTGCCCGCATTGTCTAATGCGCCTTGTGCGCCTTTGGCTTTATTTTTTAGCTGGTCAACCTGTGCCTGAGTCCCCTTGATGGCAGACTTTGGCTGAGAAAAATCAAACTTGGCTGTAAGGACTGTTGTGGTCACATCAGCCAGTCAACTTGTCCCAGCTTACCGCCGTTGCTGCTTGGCGCGATCCATTGCCTTCTGCTCCTTTTCAGCCTTGAGTTCGTGGTAGGCAGCAAAATAAATAAGCTCCGCATCGGTCAATTCGTTGCGGAGCCTGCTTACGGTCATGCCTAATTCGCAGGCCAGGAAAAACTCAAAATAAGCCCAGCTGTCCTGCGTTAGTCGTTTTTTGCGTCTTGCAAGTCGGCATTATCGCCAAGCCCAAACAAGAACAACTCAAGGTCATTCAACACATTCTCAGGTAACTGACGCTGCAGCTTGGCTACATCAGCAGATGCAAACGCCTTAGTGCCGTCCTCAAGCTCAGCCATCTGACACAGCATCTGCGTGCTGATGTCTAAAGCCTCATCGGTGCCTGACAAGGCTTGAGCTTTTTTGCGGTCAGCGCGTGTGATCGGTTTGAAAAACAGATCTACAACTTTCTTGCCTTCAGCGTTTTTTAGTTCAAATTTCCGACGCTGGTTGAGGTCAAACGCCCCAACCAGTAGATCAACGGTGCGATTTCCAGCAGGCATTTAGATGACAGATTTGTCATCTAAACTATAGCCTTATCACTCAAGATTAGAAGTAATGGTTCCGCTGGTGATGAAGTTACAGGACACAATCACCAATTCTCCAACAGTAGAACTGATTTCCATGTCGGTGATAATCCCGCCAAATGCGAGCGAATCGGTGCCGTTTGTGTTGCCGGTGGTGAACAACTCAAACGAAGCATCAGCCGCGTCCCCAGTCTTAATCACATCTTCGATCAAGCCGGATTGGCCCGTAGCGTCTGGGTCATAAACCAATTCAACAGAGCCTGAACCACTGACCAAGCTCCCGACAAATTGCCGGGTAGTGTTCCCATGCACGGTGGTATCAAGTGTTTCTTTGGTAATTGACAGGCTCCAGCTGCGAGTACCGACAACAGTGGCAAGACTGCCGCCGCCGGTCTCAAATTCAACTGAACCAGCTTCGCCGCGAATGGTGGCCATGGTCAGAGTTCCTCGATGAATTCAAAGGTCACAGAGACCCGTGTTACAAAATAGCCTTCGGGCTCTGGCGATGCCAGCGCCGTGGGGCCGATTGGGGCGTCGAAGAAAACCCCCGACACGTTGACCCTATTGTAAAGGTTACGAATCCGATTTCCAATCTTGTAATTAGCCCCAGGGCCTACCCCTTTTCCTGAAAAAATATTGATCACAAGCAACCCCGTTATTCGGTTGCGGGCGTTGGTGGACAGGCCGTGGCTCAGATATTGATTAGAGCCAAAGGACGTAAGGCATTGAACCCAGGTGCTATTTGGTGTTGGCTCGAATGCCATGTTGTGAAACACCACTGGGACAGGCTGGGACTTCCGCAACTCATCAGCCAAGCGGCCTTCGATAGTGGCGCGGACTTCGTTGAGATCTGCTGCAGCCATTAGATTTTCCCTCCCTTTTGAGCGTCTTTAACAGCATTGTTAAAACGCTTCTGTGAATCAACCTGCAAATCTTTGGTGATCATTTCGGGGAAACCCTCAACTGTGGCTTGACGTGTCTTGAATTTGCCGCCCCATGAAGGTGGCAGGCCGGTACCCATGCAGACCGGTTCGGCATATTCGACGGCGTTGTGGACGTTGTAGACGTTGCCAACTGTCTCAGTGCCTGGTTGGTAGTTAATGCCCTTTGGTTGTGGGATGTTTCCTCCTTTAGCCGCCGGATATTGGCCTGGTTTTTCTGATGCGCGACTTATGGCGTTTTCACCAATCTGCCAACTTGCCCGCAGCCTGCCGGTTTGCGTTGGCGTTGCTTCCTTTAACAACTTGTCGGCTTCAAATACTGTGCTTTGCGCGTAAAAGTCCCCAAGCTGTTTCAGGTAATCATCAACATCGTCAAAACCAATTTCCTTTGCCATCGTTAGGCCCTCAAAAACAGGTCGTAGGCAATGTCTACACCATTTAACTGCTCTGTCTGCACCTGAATAACTTGATAGACCACGCTGCTGATCACCACGCGATCTTTAGTTTCAGGAGCTGCCGACACATCAACCGCTGCAATCGTTAGCTTTTTGTCCCCGGCCTGAATTAGTTGGTTGGCCTCGCGCACGTTGACATCAGCTACCACCCCTTTGATTGCTGTGTCTGACACAGACTCGTTGACGGTGCCCGTTGTGGCGTTGTAACTGCCCCCAGTCACCACGCGCACGGTTACATCCCCAGCAAGAACTGTGCCGCCAATAATTGGGGCCAGCTTGGCCGCCAGGATGTCACCGAGAGCCATTAGAGCTTGTAAGCGATGGCAGCACCACTACTCAGCTGGATGCTAGTGAACACGCCGTAGATAACAGTACGAGCCACAAAGGTTTCCCCAGCAAGTGAGTCACCCGTATAGCTAGCCGCAGTGATTGAATTAACTACCGTGTCTTCTTTGAACTGAATCGCCCCAAAGCGTCCAGTTCTTGCATCTGTTCCGGTGATTGATTCACCCTGGCAGCCCATGTGCATTGAATCAGCTCCGTTTGACAGAAATGTTGCCCGGTCCACTAATTCTAAGGGAGTGGAGATATCTTTCAAACATGGGCGGCACGCGATCAGCTCCCACTGAACCTGTCTTATCAGGTACAACCGTAATGCTGCCCACCTGAACGCTCTTGAAGTCTTCAAGGCCGCCCAGGCTGATGCCGTCTTTATTGCTGTGCAGGTAAACCGCTAACTCAATCTGAGCGTGTTTAATCTGCGGGGGGATCTCTGTATCGGTGAAGAAATCATCGGCGATACGAAAAGGAAAACCCGTTGCGTAGGTATTGATATAGGTCGAAGGCTTTCTGACACCTGTACGCGGCCACTCAAGCGCCTGCGTGTCGGTTGCCCTGGCTCCCAGAAATCTTTCACGGTCAAGCCGTTGTGTGGCAGCTGTCAGCGCACGGTTGCGACTATCAGCGTTGCCTGAGCCCCACTTGTTCGCATCAGTGCCCAGCACCATGGCGTCAACGTAGGCGTCAGCTTCCGCGAGCGTCATGTAGCTGTTCGAGCTTGCCCCGCCCGCTGTTGCGACGATTGTTACTGCCATTGGCCTTGCGGGTGGTGGTCTTGGGTTCAGTCTTAGCAGGGGCAGAGGCCACCGCTTGCGCGGC